TTACAGTAAGTGTTCCTGTTACCTGTGCATTTTCTGTGGCAAGTATTGTTATGTTTGTATCTAAGGCTTGTGCATTAGTTCTGAACATACCACCATTCTTAAAGTTACCCTTGAACTCTGCTGTAGGTGTAATTGTTCCTGCTGATAACTCAAGGAAGTATACAAAGATATTGCCTGTACCACTTGAGGGTGCTGCTGTGAATGTTAATGTTGAGCCATCAGGTACAGTGTAAGCTGCACTATCTTGCACAACACCATCAACACTTACAAGTATCTCTTGTACTGAACCTATTGTTCTTCCAAGTGCAAAGGTTGTATCAGAACCATCACCATTAAATCTTACGACAGCAGGTGGTGCTTGGAAGTTAGCAGGTACTACATTTCCTAAGTATGCCATTCTATCTCCTATTCACTAATAGTATCAACTGCTGAGACAACAACATCAAGTGAATTTGTTACACTTGACTTTGCTCTTAGTTTATCACCTGTTTGTAATATTATCTTTGAACCACCATCTATTAACTCTAATGCACCACCAACAGGTATAGGTGCAGATTTAATGAGGTAAGCTGTTACGTTATTACTATTGTCAGTAATAGCTACGTCTACAGTTATCTGTGATGTATGTATGTTAGCCATCCTTATACCAACTATTGCATCATCACTATTTGATGTAGCTCTTATATCTGCAAGAGCAGTATCTATGTTAGCTGTAAGGGTTCTTTCAAAGTCTTGTGCCATTTCTTTTTCCTTTTATATAATTATACTCGGTTTCGCTTTATTTGTCAAGTAAAATCTTATTATAATGCTATTGCCATTGCTGTGGCGAAACCTTTACTTGCTGAGCTTCCTCCTGCATATGTTTTTAAGTCAGAAGCAGGTATCTGCTTTGTAGTTGTTCCATCTATTACTATAAAAGCATCTGCATCATCCACTGTAATAGATGACGTTGATTTAGCTGAACCATCTAGTAAGTTTAATTCTGCTGCAGTAGAACCTACGTTAGTACCACCTATATCAAGTGTAGTCATAGAGACTTCACCTGCTACTGTAACAACACCATCAGCTAGTGTCATTAGGTCTGTATCATCTGTGTGACCTATTGTAGTTCCATTAACTATGACATTGTCAACTGTTAATGTAGTTAGTGTGCCTAATGATGTTATATTAGATTGAGCTGCACCTGTAACTGTGGCAGCTGTACCACTCACATTACCTGTCACATCACCTTCAACATTAGCTACTATTGTACCTGCTGTACCTGAGAATACTTCAGAAGAATTAGTTGCATCAGGTATAAATGTAAACTTACCTGCACTGTCATCAAATCCAAAGAAACCTACTTTAGCTGCAGAACCTGTGTGATATCTAAACTCAATACCTCTATCTTTGTTGTCATCTGAACTCGGAGCAGTATCACCCCCTAGAGTGAACACAGGGTCATCCACAGTAACTGTTGTACTGTTCACGGTAGTGGTAGTACCATTGACTGTTAAATCGCCACCCACGGTCACTGCACCTGTGGTAGTAACGGTATCTATATAAGCATCTTTCCAACGTACAGAATCACTACCTAAGTCTACATCACTATCTGTTTGAGGACCAAAGATACCATCAGCTACATATACTTGTTCAGCATTAGCGGCATAGAAGTGTATCTCGTTAACTGTTTCAAAGTCTATCTTTGTTTCATCATCTTCACCAATCTTTATATCTGTTGCTAGTAAAGATGTAATAGCTGTTTGTGCTGCATCTATTTCAACATCTATTGTGTTGTCACCATCTTGATATGTAACAGTAACACCTGTTTCAGTATTACCTGAGAACATAGCTCCTGCTGTATCAGATATAACTTCAGATAAAGCTACTCCACCGACTGTTATAGCATCTGCTTCTAATGTTCCATCAAAGTCACCATCTACAGCATCTATGTTACCTTTAAATATAGTAGCACTTACTGTACCTGTACTTGGGTTATAGGCAAAGTCACCATCAGATTCTAAACCAACATTACCTGTTGCAGAAGCATCTTCTATGAAGGGTATTAAGTTTTCTTCATTTGTATTCTCGTTATCAGCAACACTAACATGATTTGCATTTGTTGCTGTTGTAACTGTTGTTCCTGCTATCACTGTGGCTAGAGCAGTACCACCTACTGTGATTGCATCAGCTTCAAGTGTACCATCAATGTCTGCATCACCACTAACGTCTAGTGACCCTGCATCTAATTCACCTGATAGAGTTATATTTCTAAATGAAGATACATCTTTGTTTGCATCTACTGTAACTGTTTTACTTGCAACAACTGTACCTACAGATGCACCTGTATCATTGTAGTTAAGTTCTGCTGCTGTAGCACTAACGGCTGTACCATCTATAGATAAGGCATCTGTCTCTAATGTACCGTCAATGTCTGCATCACCTGATACATCTAATGAACCTACATCAAGCTCACCTGTCAATGTAATATTACGTAGACTTGATATGTCCTTGTTGCTATCAACTACAAGTGCCTTACTTGGTGTTACTGTACCTGCTGTTACACCATCTAAGTATAATAGTTCTGTAGAAGATAAAGTATTACCACCTATGATAACATCGCCACCTACAGTTAAGTTGCCTGATATATCTATTGCACCATTTATGTCAATAGTTGTGGCGGCTATTTGTACTTCTGTGTCTGCGACAATGTCAAGTTGTCCATCGGCACTTGAATGGATGTATATAGCTGTGTCTCTGAATTGTAGCTTCTCTGAAGAAGCAATAAGTATGTCATCACTAAATTCAAAATAATCCTCGTCTTCCATCCATTTCATTACACCGTCATTACCATTTGCATTAAATGTGACAGTTATATCGGCATCTGTTGTACCATCTCCAAAGCTAAGTGTATTACCTAATAAGCTAGTAACAGGTCCACCCTCACCTGCTGTACCATCGTGTGTGTGTCCTGTACTCGCAGCAAAGGCAGCTAATATCTGATTAAACTCATCATTGGTATGAGCAGCAGTTATTACGTCTCCATCTGTGTACGAGGACTGTCTTGTATATGTAGCTCCCATTAACGTCTAGCTCCTAGTTGATATTCTAATTGAAAACCTTTAAGTGAATAAGGTGCACTTCCTGTGCCATCCGTAACTCTTAAAGCAACAGCAAATCCTGAACCTTCTACTGCTTGTCTAACTAAAGGTTGTGATGCTCCACCATATGTAGGTACTCCATAAACTGATGTACCATATATAGCAACAACATCTTCTGAATCTAGTGGATATGCTGCAGGTCTCGGTGCATCTTTATCCTCGTAGTCATATCTTAAAAATAAGTCTGCATCTATTGCTGCTTCAGGCTTATAGTTTATAATAACCCTTTGCATATGTTTTCTTATTCCGGGGTCATTAAATGTTAAGTCAGGACTTCTGTATTTACCTGCTATATTAACACCATTAAATGTATTGCCTACTTCTTGTCTATATATAAAACCATCTGAGTATCCACCATGTAAAACAATAACATCTCCATCATCTACAAAGTGGTCAGTACTAGCAGGTTTTATTCCTCTAATCTCTGCAAACTCAAACTTCTGTCCTCTAAGTGAACATATGATACCTTTAGTTTGATTATCTACAGTACCACTTTTAGTAAAGAATATTCTATACTGTGTCTTATCTGGTATAACTATACTGTCAAACTCTGATGCACTAGATATATTTTCATTAAATATAGACTGCACATTAGAACTTATAGTTCCCAATTCCACGTCACCAATTCTTGCTGTACCTGCAATGGTTCTTAAACCATCAGGACCTAAGAATATTAAGTCACCTGCAAATTCTTGGATTGTATCACCGTTGATACATCCTATGTCTCTTGTTATGTCTGTCATTGCAAAGTCAGAAACAGACGAACCTGCTAATTTAAATATTCTATTTTCACAAAACACAAACAAGTTATCACGGAAAACCTTGATGCCTGTTATGGTATCATCAACCTTAATACTGCCTGAACCTGAACCACTAGAAAAGTTATCTTCATCAAATGGCTTACTAAACACAAGTTCCTGTGGAGTACTTGACATGCCGGAATAAAACATGTGGTCTCTAAATGATGCTACATGTTTAGCACCTGCAACAGCAGACTCTGAAACATCTGAAGCTGCTAAGGAAGAGTTAAATATAGTCGGTGCATTAGCACCATCAACAACTATAATTTTATCTGTGTTATCATAGTTATATCTTTCAAACCTATACTTTAAAGCACCTGTTCTGCCACTATCTCTGCTAGTCCACGATGAACCACCCGGAGTTGCACTATATATACTAGTACCTCTAGCAGCTAACACGACACTACCAAAGGTTGCAACCATAAGTACTTTTTCTGTAGCAGATGC